AAAATACTGGAGGTATTTCTGTTGAAGCAGGTATACAGGAAATGTATACTAGGTTTATGACAAAGAGATTAAGAATTTTTAGTAATCAAAATAAATTATTAGAGGAATTAAGAATGTACCATAGGAAAGATGGCAAAATTGTGGCAAAACATGATGATGTTATTTCTTCTGCACGTTATGCAATAATGTCAGTAAGAAAATCTAGAGTAAAAGATTTTGAACCAATGCAAATATATTCTGATAGTGATTTTAATGTATTTGTTTAGGAATTTTAACTATGATATTAGTAAATACAGAACAAAATACTAAAGAACTTGCATATAAATGGATTCAACCTAAAGCACATATAATGCGAAATATGCAAGAAAATGATAGGCATATTGCTTTTATTGACAGTAATAATAATAAAATACTAGGATGTTTATTGTTTTCGGATTATGATGGAAATAACATTTTTGTTCATTTAGCATTAGATGATCCAAAGGTATGTCAAAGACGTTATATAAAATTAATGTTTGACTATGCTTTTAATCAATGTAAATGTAATAGAATGACAGCTATGTGTATTAATGGTTATGAAAGAAATGAAAAACTATTAAAAGGTGTAGGTTTTGTTAAAGAAGGAATAATAAGAGAATCAATAAAAATTAATAATAAATGGATTAATGCAGCATTATATGGAATATTAAAAGGAGAATGTAAATGGGTATGAAAGCACCAGTATCAATGCCACCACAGATTGATAGTTCGGTAACAGATAGAACAGCAGACAAAGAAGCTAAATTAGAAGCTGAAAAACAAAAAATGTTAAAAGCAGGTTCTGCAGGTAGATCTTCAACTATATTAACTTCAGGTAGCGGAGTTACAGAAGAAGCTAAAACTGGAAGAACATTATTAGGCGGTACTTATTAATGGCAGATAACATAGGCCCATATGATTACGTAAAAAAAAGATTATCTTCTATGGAAGCATCTCGTAATACATGGGAAGATCATTGGCAAGAAATTCTTGATTACGTGATGCCAAGAAAAGCTGATGTTACAACAGTAAGGTCAAAAGGACAAAAACGTACTGAAGTATTATTTGACAGTACAGCAATAACAGCAAATACTCTTTTAGCTGCAAGTTTGCAAGGAACATTAACATCTCCATCATTGCCTTGGTTTTCAATAAAATTACGTGATAAAGCATTAAACCAAGATAGAGATACACAATTGTGGTTAGAAGATACTGCAAGACGTATGTATGATGCTTTTAATGATGCTAATTTTAATACCGAAGTACACGAAATGTATCTTGATTTAACATCTATAGGTACAGGATGTTTATTTGTTGAAGAAAGTATTAAAGGTTTTGAAGATGGCGGAGTTCATTTTAAAACATTACATATCAATGAATATTATATACAAGAAAATGTAACTGGATATATTGATACTGTATATCGTAAATACAAAATGTCAGCAAGACAAGCAGTGCAAGAATTTGGAGAAGATAATTTAGGGGAAAAAGTTATAGATGCTTCAAAACAAAAACCAGAAAAGGAATTTGTTTTTATTCATGCTGTAGAACCTTCAATAGATTACAAAAGAGCAACAGGTAAAACTTCTACAAAATTACCTTTTCATAGTTGTCATGTATGCCAAGAAGATAAAATGGTTGTACGTACTGGCGGTTATAACGAATTTCCATATTTAGTACCACGTTGGTCTAAAGCAACTAGTGAAATTTATGGAAGATCACCATCTTATAATGCTTTGCCTGATATTAAAACATTAAACAAAGCAGTTGAAATAGGTTTAAAAGCATGGGCAAAAGCTATTGATCCACCATTATTAGTGCAAGATGACGGAGTAATTGGTAGAGTTAGAACAACACCTGCAGGAATTACAGTTGTAAGACATGATGGTGCAGTAAAACCATTAGTTATGTCTAGTAATTGGCAAGTTACAGATATGAAAGAAACACAATTACGTACCGCTATTAGACAATCTTATTATTCAGACCAATTACAACTTTCAGATGGCCCACAAATGACTGCAACAGAAGTGCAAGTTCGTTATGAATTAATGCAAAGATTACTTGGCCCAACACTAGGAAGGTTTCAATCTGAATTTTTAAATCCATTAATAGAACGTGTTTTTGGAATTATGTTAAGATCAGGTGCAATATTACCACCACCTGAAATAATACAAGGGAGTAAATTAGATATTGAGTATGTTGGGCCTTTAGCTAGATCGCAACGTATGGAAGAAGCAAATGCTATTGATCGTTTATATCAATTGGCTATGAATATTGCACAAGTAGATCCTAGTGTAATGGACAATATTAATCATGATGAAGCTGTACGTTTAAGAGCAACATTACTTGGTGTGCCAAATTCTATACTAATAAGCAAAAATAATGTAGAAGAAAAACGTGAAGCACAAGCACAAGCACAACAACAACAACAACAAATGATGATGCAACAACAGCAAGCACAAGTTGCTAAAACAGGAGCAGAAGCAATGAAAACAGCATCTGATCCAGATACACAAGCAAACTTAGAAGAAGTAACTTCTGCAATAGAAGGAATGATTTAAGATGGCAGATTTAGAAGAAATACATCAAGAGTATCAAAATTTAATAGAAAATTACAAAGAATGTTTTACAACTAAAGCAGGGGAAAAGGTTTTAGAAGATTTGCAAGCTGCATATGGGAACAGAATTAGTTATAGTTCAAACCCATATGAAACAGCTTACAATGAAGGCCAACGTAGCCTATATATACGTATCATTAGAATGTTAACAGAAAGGAAAGAATAAATGTCAGAAGAACAACAGGCCGTTGAAGAACAGGTAATCCCAGAATCTACAGTTCTAGGATCTGATACTGCATACGATAACCTTGATTGGAAGTCATCATTACCAAGTGAATTAGCTAATGATCCAACAATATCACAATTTAAAGATATTGAAAGTCTTGCTAAAACAGTTGTACATCAACAAAAACAAATGGGAAGTAGAATACCATTACCTAAAAATGATGATGAATATAACGAATTATACAATAAATTAGGTAGACCAGAAGATGCTAGTAAGTATGAAACTAAAATTCCAGAAGGGATGGATTCATATTTTGAAGAAAATACTTTAAATGAATTTAAAAATGTTGCACATCAAATTGGTTTAAATCAAAAACAATTAGATGCTTTAATGGAATACCAAACAAAATCAATACAATATGGTTTAGAAAAACAACCTGCAGTATTATCAGCACAAAAAGACGAAACTGAACAAAATTTAAAACAAGAGTGGGGTATTGATTACGATAAAAATATACGTGCAGCACAAAGAGGTTTGCAAGTATATGGAGATCCAGAAATTGCTGAATTAATGAATACTGCTGCAGGCAATAATCCTGCTGTAGTTAAATTATTTGCACGTTTAGGAGCAGAAGTTACAGAAGATATGACACAAAATACACAAAACAATAATCTTGCAACTTCAAGGTTAGATGCAAAGGATGAAATAGAACAAATATTTACAAATTACGATCATCCGTATTTTAATGGAAATCATCCAGAACATAAGTCTGCTGTAGAACGTGTAAGACAATTGCATGAGAAAGTGCATGGAACAAGTTAACACTGTAATTTATAGTATTGCTATAGCTTTGCTACTATGTTACAGTTAAATTACAATATTAGGCCCATTAGGACAACCTGATCTGTAGGCATGATGCCTTTTAATCCGTTGGACAGTACGTTAATCTGTAAAGTTTCCCTGAATTTCAGGATAAAAACTGTTTAATATTAACTTTAAAAGGAGAACTACTATGTCAGTAGAAATAACCACAGCTTTTGTAGAACAATACAAAAGTAATGTGTTTCATTTGGCACAGCAAAAAGGTTCACGTTTAAGAGATGCAGTTCGTACTGAAACAGTTACAGGTAAGGCACATTTCTTTGAAAGAATCGGAACTGCTGCGGCACAAAAACGTACATCTCGTCATTCTGATACCCCACGTATGGACACACCACACTCCAGACGTAAGGTAACAATGGAAGATTACGATTGGGCAGACTTGATTGATAACGAAGATAAGGTACGTATGCTTATCTCTCCGCAATCAGAATATGCTATGGCAGGTGCATGGGCAATGGGCAGAGCAATGGATGATGCAATTATTGGTGCAGCAACAGGAAATGCCTTTGGCGGTGTTTCTGGCGGTACATCAGTTGCATTACCTTCAACTCAAAAAGTTGTACATGGATCAGCAGGTTTGAATATTGCAAAATTAATTGGAGCAAAGAAGATACTTGATAGTAACGATATTGATCCAGATGAAGCAAGATTCATAATTGTCAATAGCGAAACTTTAGCAGATCTTTTAGCAATAACAGAAGTTACTTCGTCAGATTTTAATACTGTCAAAGCATTAGTTCAGGGAGAAATAAACACTTTCCTTGGATTTAATTTTGTTAGAACTGAAAGACTAGGTTTAGATGGTGACGGAAATCGTCAGGTCTTAGCTTTTGCTCAATCAGGTATTGGTTTAGCTGTAGGTCAGGATGTTAATACAAGAATTTCTGAACGTGCAGATAAAAATTATGCAACACAAGTATTTCTTTCAATGACAATCGGTGCTACTCGTATCGAAGACGAAAAAGTCGTTGAAATAGCTTGTACAGAATAAGGAAGGATAATTAAATGACAACTTATTACTCGGTTCAAAAAACTAAATGGAGTCAAAATAATCCTACTGAAAATATCAATACCAATGAGCAAACTGGTAAAGTTCGTATAGCTTATGCTTTATACGAAGCTGCAGGTGAAGCAAATGGTAGTGTATTTGAAATGTTTAATTTACCTAACGGAGCAAGAATTTTGGAAGGTACGTTAACACATGATGCAATGGGAGGTTCAACAACATTGTCAGTTGGTCATGCAGCTTATACAAGTTCTGCAGGAGCAACTGTTGCTTTAGATGTTGATGAATACAAAGCTGCAGCAGCAAGTACAGGAATCGTTACAGTAGCAATAGCAGTTACTTCTGCACTAGGCAGAAATAGTATTGTTGATGCTAATGCAGATGGTTTACCTGTTACAGTAGTATTAGCAGGTGGTGCAGGAACAGGCACTATAGAATTACAAATGCTATATGTTGTTGATTAATAGATAACAACATTTAAAAAGGGGAGGTTTAAAACACCTCCCTGATTTAAAGAAAGGATTTATTAATGGCAACAGATGTTTCAATTTGTAGTAATGCACTAAGACGTTTAGGCGATTCACCAATAACTAGTTTGACTGATGATACTGAACGTGCAAGACTTTGTAATTCTTTTTTCACAGATGCACGTGACACAGTTTTACGAACACACCCTTGGAATTTTTCAATAACAAGAGCCTCTTTAGCACAATTATCAGAAGCACCTGCTTATGGTTTTAGCTATATGTATGCCCTCCCAACAAATCCATATTGTTTACGTGTCTTGGAAATGGAATATCCAGATTATATTTTTAAAATAGAAAATGATGCAACAAATGGTAGGGTATTGTTAACAGACGAAAGTACAGCTAATATTTTATATATAGCACAAATTACAAATACTACTTTGTTTGATTCAATGTTTGTTGAAACTTTAACTTCAAAATTAGCAGTTGATTTAGCTTATCCAATTACAGGAAGTGTTCAACTTCAAGCACAAATGGAAAAACTATATCAGGGTAAATTATCAGATGCACGTAGTATTGATGGCCAAGAAGGATTTATAGACGATATGGTTTCAACAACATTTACGGATTTTAGAAAATAATGGCAAGAACTCACCCTTTCCAAACAAACTTTACTGCAGGAGAATTAACTCCAAAATTAGCAGGACAGGTTGATTTTAAAAAATATGCAAATGGTGTTGAAACACTTGAAAATATGACAGTGTTCCCACAAGGCGGAGCATCACGTAGATATGGAACACGTTATGTTGGCCCAGTAAAAGATCATACAAAAACAACACGTTTAATTCCATTTGAATTTAATACTGAACAAGCATATATGTTAGAATTTGGAGATCAATATATACGTTTTTATAAAGACAATGGAATTATTACTGAAGGAAACAAAACAATATCAGCAGTTACTAAAGCAAATCCTGCAGTAGTAACAGCAACCGGTCATGGATATACTAACGGAGATGAAGTTATTATTACTGCTATTGTAGGAATGACAGAATTAAATGGTAAAAGATTTAAAGTTGCAAATAAAGCAACTAATACATTTGAATTACAAAGTTTAGCAGGAGTAAATATAAACAGTACAAATTTTACAGCATATGGTTCTGCAGGTGTTTCAAATAAAATTTATGAAATTGCAACAACTATTACTGAAGCAATGTTATATCAAATACAATATACACAATCAGCAGATATTATGTACATTGTGCATGAAACTATACCAACATTAAAATTAACTCGTACAGGGCATACGTCTTGGACAATTGGAAGTGAAACTTTTATTAATGGCCCATATTTAGATGCTAATACAACAGCAACAACTTTAACTCCTGCTTCTTCTGCTGCAGGAACAGGTGTTAATATTACAGCTTCTGCGGTAACAGGAATAAATAATGGAGTAGGTTGGTTAGCAACAGACATAGGTAGAGAAATATCTATGAATAGTGGTAAAGCAACTATTACAGCTAGAACAAATGCAACAGTAGCAGTAGCAACAATTACAACAGCTTTTACTAATACTAATGCTATTACTAATTGGCAATTAGGCTACTGGTCTGGAACAACAGGTTATCCTAGAACAGTATCATTTTTTGAACAAAGATTAGTATTTGCAGGATCAACTAGTTATCCACAAACAATATGGGCTTCACAATCAAGTATTTATACAGATTTTGATACAGGATCAGCAGGAGCAGCAGATGCTTTTATTTACACTATAGCTGCAAACAAAGTTAATGCAATACGTTGGTTAGCACCTGCAAGAGATTTAGTAGTAGGAACAACAGGTGGCGAATTTAGAGTAGGAAAACCTGCAGGAGAACCATTAAAACCAGACAATGTAAATATTACACAACAAACAACTTATGGCGGATATACAACTGAAGCTATACAAATAGGTAATGCAATTTTGTTTGTACAAAAACAACGTAAAAAAATTAGAGAATTTTCATACCAATTTAAAGATGATGAATATGCTGCACCTGATATGTGTATATTAGCAGAACATATTACAGGAACAGGAATTACCGATATAGCTTATGCACAAGAACCTGAAAGTGTATATTGGGCAGTAAGAGATGATGGTGTGTTATTAGGAATGACATACAAAAGAGAAGAAGATGTTATTGCTTGGCATAGGCACATTCTTGGTGGATATATAAGTCATTTAGTTAATACTTCTACAAGTTTACAAACATCTACTGCAGATAGTTTAAACAACGGAAATGTAACTATTTCAAGTCATGGTTATGTTACAGGAGATGCTGTAGTATATGATTCTAATGGAAATACTGATATTGTAGGTCTTGTTAATGGAAATACGTATTATGTTTTTGTTAAAGATGCAAACACAATTGAATTTGCACGTACATATAAACAAGCTATAGATAGAACAATAAATCAAATAGGTGCAGGTAGTGGAATACATATTTTTAAAAATCATGCAAAAGTACAATCTATTGCAACTATTCCTACAGATTCAACTACCCAAATATGGACAATAATTAAAAGAACAGTTAATGGATCTGTTGTGCAATACATAGAATATTTAGATCCAACTTTAAATACAGATTCAACATTAAATGGTTTAATAAACGGAGCATCTGGAACATTAACTAATTTAGACCATTTAGAAGGAGAAAGTGTACAAATATTAGTAGGAGATGCAGTTTATCCAAATCAAACAATTGCTAGTGGCTCATTAACAATAACTTTACCATCAACAAGCGGTTATCAAAACGTAGAAATTGGATTAGGATATATTAGCAAGATAGTTACGTTAAAAATAGAAAAACCTACTGAAGCAGGTACTTCACAAAATAGACCAAAAAGATTTAATGAGATTGCAGTAAGATTAGATAAAAGTGTTGGTGTAACTATAAATGGAGATCAAATTCCGTTTAGGACATC